TCGTTACGTGCCGTATCAATGGACGCAGATTTCACATAGGAAATTAGCTCGTATGTAATCACGCCTTCTCTGGTAACAGAGTCATCGCCTATTGTTATATCACTTCTGATTTCTGTACTTGTTTGAACCAGGATTGCCGGAAATTGTGCGCTCGATAATTCATTGAAATCAAATGGCTCGCGTGTAACGTATTTCGGTGCGATTGGTGTTGTTGCATCTTGCAATGTCGTCACAATGTTAGCAGCTACGGATTCACGAACACTCATTTCAATAACCTGCTCTTAAAGAATTTGCCTAACATTGATTTCTCAGTTTGATTGAATCCAAAGAACTTGCGAGTAACTCTACCTTTACCTGCGCCAGTGACATTATGAAAATATGCCTTACGTGCTTCTTCTGCCCTAGTAAAGTAAATCTCCTGAACGCCTCGACTGACTCTGCGACTAGCAATAGAGCTAAGCATACGGCCTGTGAAGTTTAGATTGACAGGTGTGATCTGCCTTCCACGATTGCCTCTAAATTTGGCATAGGCAGTTGAATATGGGCGGAAAACACCAAGATAGCCTTTACCTGATTCCGTCCGATCCTGAATCATATTGATGCCTTGCATAGCAGTGGCAGCTAAGGCTTTATCAACTTCAGCAGGTAATGCCTTCACAGTTTTATCAAGTAAGGCAGTGACGCGATTTGCATCAAACCGGACGTTCATCTGTTTAATCGTCCAGATACAACAAGGTCTTTCTCATCATCTTGAATAATTCCGTCCTCGTCAAAGTCGTACTCAACGCCATCTTTGAATACTGACTCCATCTCTTGCCCGAATAGATCACGGTAGAAGGAAATCATTTCGCGGAATCTGTCACCATCTACCCAGTTGGTCAACTGAGGTAGTGCATACTTCCACAAGACTAGATAGGCGTTCGCTTTTGTCCATTGCGTTTCTGTCAGTAACGATTCGTTCATCTCGCCTTTGTAGTTTGTGCGAGGCCACCAACGTGTACGAATTTCACGCTTAATATCGGCTTCCGCCTTTGAGTGTTCGTCAGCAAATGAATCAATGCCTAGATCAAGAATGTCAGGAACAATTACGATCAAATCTGAGTCAGTAGAAAACGCCATTACCACTTCACCTTATCAGCCCAATATGCTGCTGAGAATTTGCCCTTTGCGATGTTCTTAGCATGACGCGCCTTGAACGCTCTACGTCTTGCTCGATCAGCAGAGGATTCACCTTTGCGAAATGGCGAACCTTTAACACCTTGTTGACCGAAACGAATCAGACGAACCTTGTCACCTGATTTAGCTAATACTGCATGGCTCTTTTTGGGATGCTTAGGAGTGCGCTTTGGTTTGTTGTAACCTGCGAACTTCATTCCTCGATAGGTGACTGCCATGAAACCTCCTAGTGAGAAAACCGCCCCGTAGGGCGGCATCTCGTCAGACTCTAGAGTCCTGCGTCAAAGTACATCTCGACACCGTAAGCATCGTCTAACTCACCTACGCCATAGATGGCAGTAGCGTTTAGCTCGAAACCACGGTTAGATGCGTCACGCTCTGGCTCAAGGTTGAAGTCACGCTTCATAGCCATTGCAATCGCTTCTGGTGCGAATACAGCACCCTTAGCATCTCCTGAACCGTCAATAGTAATATTGGCTGATTCAAAAATGTCGATACCTGCGATTGTGCCAACATATCCTGAACGCATTGCTTCGTTCTGGAGATCGCCACCGTTAGGGTTAGCGAATGTGTTGGTCAAGTTAGCCTTCAAAGCATAGGTCTGGTATGGGTGGAATACACCAACCAAACGTCCTGGTGCTTTGTTAGCGCGGAGTGTTGCAGCAGCTTGGAACAAATAAGCAACGGTCAGTTCAACAGTAGTCGCACCCAATGAAGTTGAGAAGCCATCGAATGTTGCGATTGCGTCTTTGTCCATCTTAGTTGCGATTGCGTTACCAAGAACAGTTCCTAACTCGTCAGCAGGATTACCTGCACCCATTGCAGCCATGTCAGTCAAGAACACCTGTGCGCCAACTTCTGCAACAGTGATCGCTACTGAAGAAGTAGAGACAGTTGTAGAGGTCATGTCAGTGCCTTCAGTAAGGTCTGCTGCTGTCACAGAAGGATACTTAGGTACTTGAACAGTTACACCAGGCTGTGCATCGATATTGTACACAGTGACCAAGTTGCGGAGCAGAGATTGTTCTTCTGCTGTGAATCGTGCCTGAGCAACGATATTGACGAACAGATCGTCAAGAGTTGTAGTGGTTGATGCAGCCATTTCGGACTCCTTTTACATCAGTTAAAAATACAAACGATTTATCGCTTGCCCTTCATTGCGGCATACGCTTCTTTGCCACCGTTATCCCATGAAGCAAGCATATCAGCCACAGATGAAGGCTTCTGTGTAGAGCCACCTGCTGCACCCTTTGATCCAGTGCCACTAGGTGACGCTTTCACAAAATGTGGATTCGCAGTAAGAAACTCCGATACTAATTCATTGACTTGCATCGGTGTTCCAGAATCATTATAACGCACAGTTCCGTCATTATCCAAAATCTCAACAGAACCATCGTCTCCAAGGCGTGTTTTGTTCTTCAACAAAGCAACAACTTGATCTGGACTAACTGCACCATGCTGACTTGCGGCATTGATTAGCGCACCATCAACCTGAATCTCTTGCAGTTTGGTCTTGTACTGGTTTATCTCATTGTCTTTCTTCTCTGCGAGTTGCTGTAAGACCTTCTCGAATTCGCCTTTTTCTTTCTGGCGTTCGATTTCGGCTTGCTGCTTTTCTTCGAGTAGTTTCCGCGCTTCATCCAGATCAACTCCTTCTAGCTTCTTCTCGTACTTCTTGCGCTCACGCATTAGTCGTTGCTCAACGATCCGTTCCAGATCATCTTGCGAGAATGTACGATTATCCTCTTGTACGCTTTCCTGTACGTTATCCTGTACGGGTTCTTGTACACCTTCATTACCCATGACTTCATCGCTCATGTGACGTTACCTCTTGCGAGTTGGTTAAGTTACTTGGATGGTTTCCATCCGGTCTTTCGCAAAGTACCGTAGACGTAACTATTGCATTGCTGCTTGCACATCCCACTTTGCTTGCAAATCTTCTTGAGCTTCTTCTCTAATGCTAATGGCATCAGTCCACCTCAATATCAAATACTGGCCGCCAGTGATGACGGCAATTATATCCACCACGGACAATGAACGGATCACCAGGTGCTTTGCCCTGCCACTCGTTGTTTGCCCATAGATCACGAATCTGATCCTCAGAGAATCTCTTTCCTGCGTGTTTGATACACCAAGGACGCGAATCCTGAATGACTGAACCGTAATACTTCCATTGATCCGCACCGACTTCTTTACCTGCCGCTACATTGATTGAAGCATCGAACTGCATCAATGAATCGTGAATCATCTGCGAGGCATAACGTCTCATGTTACGTCCGGTTCTATCTGACGCATAGACCTGATGTAACTCACGCACTGCTTCTTCAGCCTCATCACCTTCAGCATTGTTAGCGATGTTGACCAGTCGTTGCACTTCTGTCTGATCGGATTGTATGTACACGCCATTGATCTTCTGTCGTAGGTTACGAATTGACTCCTCAATAGGACGGCCTACAAGCGTGTTCTGGTATAGCTCATTTGCAAGTTCATTTGAGAAAGTGACAGCAATGTCCTGAAATCCTTGGAACGATACCCTTTTCAGATTGGCAACGACTTCATCTGGCACACCTAAGAATGACTCATAGGCTTCAAACATCTCGCCTACGCTATTCACAACCGTATCATAATCACGAACAATCGAATCGACTTCAGTCAGGTATGTCTCACGCAGGATGCGCTCAATGTCGGCTCTGGCTTGAATAGACCATGCAAGATCAAACAGCCTACCATCTTGGACAGGTGCTTGGATTGCATAAGCAGCAAGACGATCCTCTAACTGCTGAAGAATCGATAACATTCTGCGTTCGTGCGTAGTGCCTAGCGCGTCAACGATTCGTGCATGATCTAGGTCAGCAGCCATTACTGTCCTTCAGTCGGTGTAGGACTAAAGTCTCCAAGTTGTCTAGCTGAATCAATTTCCTCATGAGCCTGATGTAGTAATTCGTCATCAAGCACCAGGTCAACGATCATCTTATCTACTTCACGGCTGAACGTAGGTGATTGGACGCCAGATGCGCGAGCCTGTTGCAAG